ACTACGCCGCGTCAATGATCGTCATGTCAAGCCCACTTATGGTTGGCTTGCACGATGCATTGTCAGGGGCAGCGTAGTAGATAATGATACTATGTCTAAGTTGCAATCTGAGATTGATCGTCTTGTATCACTCACTCAGCCCGAGGACACTACAGACGTTCCTGTTGTGAGTAATCGCCCCAATGTCCAGGAGGTTATGCGTGAGCGTACTCTCGAAGTTGGCGGTGAACTTGAAGGTATGTGGGACAACTACTTAAAATCTGGTGCTGGCAAGGACAGCATCAAGGCGATTGATTTGTTGTCACAGCGCAACATTCTCCCGCAACACGTACCTACGCTTATTAATGCGTGGCAGGCTAAACTAGACGAGTACAACGAAGTTGTGTCGGGCAAAGATGAACAGTTAAACGAAGCATACAATCGTTTTGGCAAAATTCAATTGCGTAACATTGTTAGCACTATTGAAACTGTTATTGCCGATCTTAACGCATACGTTAATATGAAGAAAGCAGGCAAGAAGCCACGTGCTAAGAAGGCTGTGCCGGTCGAGAGGGTCGTAAAGCGACTGAAATATCTTAAGACTTTCAAACTTGACAAACTTGAACTGACAAGTATTAGCCCAACTAAATTGCATGGTTGTAGCGAAGCTTGGGTCTACGATACTAAAAAGCGTAAACTTCATCATTACGTTGCTGACGAGTATACTAAGAGTATTGGTATTAAAGGTAATACTGTGCTTGGGTTCTGTACTAAGGAGTCGCAGATCAAAACATTACGTAAGCCAGAAGAACAAATCAAGCAGATCATGGGTAGCAAGCCTGCAGCACGTAAATTCTTTGACAATATCAAAGCAGTTAGTGTAGTTCCCAATGGTCGCTTTAATAATAATATAATTATATTGAGGGCATTCTAATGGATAATAAATATGAATTTGATCCCATTAAATCAAGAATGGGAACACTAATGCAAATTATAGATACGGCTATACTATCTACCAATGATCGTAACGATCAATTAATGCTAGCATGTGCTATGCTACAACGCACAAGAGAAATTTTTGACTTTACATTAGGCGAAAATGGACGTAAAGAAATGTTTAAAGATTTAATATGAGTAACCAAATTGATTTAAAAAAATATCAAGAGTTTGTAAAGGCTGTTACTAGCAAAGAAAGTAATGATCTTACAGAGTTTATGAACCGTTTAGACCGACTAGATGCTAACTATGAAGCATACGGTCCTGACGGTGAATATATACATGGGCCAAATATTAATGTACCTTTGCTACTAACAGGTAGTGTTGGACTGACTGCTGAAGCAGGTGAACTAATTGAAATCGTAAAGAAGATATTGTTTCAGGGTAAGCCATTAAACACAGAAAATCTTTTTCACATGAAGCGTGAACTAGGCGATATTATGTGGTATTGGATTAATACTTGTCGCGCACTTGAACTTGACCCAAATGATGTAATTGCAGAAAACGTGAAGAAACTTCAAGCACGTTACCCCGGCGGTCAGTTTGATATATGCTATAGTGAAAATCGAAAAGAGGGCGATCTCTAGTTTCCGATAAATACATAGTAATTCGGAACGAGATATGTCAGCAGATCCACTATCAACACCAACTAATGCAAATCTGGAAGAGTTAAAAGAAGCATTATTTAACAACTTAAGATTACGCCTAGGCGGAGATATAATTGATCTTGAATTAGACCCTCAGCACTATCAAGCAGCATATAATTATGCTATAAAGGTTTACAGACAAAGGGCAGAAAATGCAACTGTTGAAAGTTATACTCTTTTAACAATCATAAAAAATGTTGATACCTATACATTACCTAGCGAGTTTATAAATGTTCGTAGCATTTTTCGCAGAACTGTAGGTCTTGAGACAGGTCCAAGCAGTACAAGTTTTGACCCATTCAGTAGTGCAATTTTAAACACATATCTTTTAAACTACAACTACACAGGTGGCATGGCAACATATGATTTTTATGCAGGCTACGTAGAATTAGCAGCACGTATGTTCGGCGGCTTTGTAGTATATACTTTTAACCCAGTTACTAAAGTTTTAAAAATGGTACGTGATTTTAAAGGTACAGGAGAAAGAGTTTTGATTTGGGCTGATGTTCAAAGACCTGAAATAGAACTTTTACAAGATCCGGGCGCAGGTGTTTGGATAGGTGATTTTATACTAGCCCAACTTAAAATGATTATAGGTGAAGCGCGTGAAAAATATGGTACAGTGTCTGGTCCCGGAGGTGGAACGACCCTTAACGGCACTGCTATGAAAGCTGAAGCCAAAGAAGCACAAGAAAAACTTATAGAACAACTTAAAGCATATGTTGACTATAGCCAACCATTAACTTGGATACAAGGTTGATTGTAATAAACTTTTAGTTTATACTTTAATAATGATTGTAGGTATTACAGGATTAATTGGGTCCGGTAAAGATACTATTGCCGACTACTTAGTAACTTTTAAAGGCTTTCGTAGAATGAGTTTTGCCGAACCTTTAAAAGATGCCATGAGTGCTGTATTTGGCTGGGATCGTGAACTGCTTGAAGGTAAAACTGTTTATAGTAGACAATGGCGTGAACAAGTTGACCCTTGGTGGGCAGACAGATTAAGTATCCCTAACCTTACTCCGAGATATGTTTTACAACAATGGGGTACAGAAGTTGGTCGTCGTGCTTTTCATGATGACATATGGATAGCCAGTGTAGAAAATAAACTACGTAACATCAAAGATAACATTGTATTAAGTGATGCACGGTTTCCTAACGAACTGAAAGCAGTTAACAACGCCGGTGGTATAACAATTCGTGTTATAAGAGGGGAAAATCCTCCTTGGTATGAAGCTGCATATAGTTTAAGTTCTAACAAAGACAACGAATATGCTAAAAAAGTTTTAGAAAGTTATGGTGTACATGCTAGCGAATACAGTAGCATTGGTTTAAAACATGACTTTTATATAGATAACAACGGGACCGTTGATCAATTGCATAAGCAAATTAACTCAGTAATCAATCTGTAGATCACCTCTTTTCCAATTTATCTCTTTACGTTTTATGACCTCAACACAGTTTAAACATACTGTGCGAAGATTACTTAAATTAGCATTTGTTAGGTTCCCATCAATATAAAATACTGTCATTTGACTTGTATATAAACCTTTAAAACCGCAGCAATCGCATACTAATTTTTTTTTGTATCCAGCTTTTTGCCATGTAAATTGCTTAGGTTTAGATTTTACTCTTTTAGTCCCACATTCGTCACATATACTTCTATAGTGGGTAATACCCTTTTTGATATAGTTTACAGCCCTATAGTTCTTATTGCATTCTTTGCATATAGGCCTAATATTTTTCATAACTGTATTTATTTTTAACCTTCGAAGGTTTGATAACCGGCGTTTTTTTTAAATTTATACTAAATAATATTAACTAATCAGGGTATTGTAACCCTCAAAATATTACAACATAGGAAGTAAAAACATGTCACTTACATCACCAGGCGTAGAAGTTACAGTCATAGACGAAAGCAACTATCTACCAGCTCCAACTAATTCTGTTCCTTTTGTCTTAATTGCAACAGCACAGGATAAAGTACAACCAGACGGCATAAGCCCTGCTGTTGGTACATTAAAAGCTACCGCTAACAAACTTTATAGAGTTACAAGTCAGCGTGATCTTATAAACTTAATGGGTACACCTACATTCTATACTACCTCAGGTGGTGTTCCTTTACAGGGAAGTGAATTAAATGAATATGGATTATTAGCAGCGTACTCAGCACTTGCTGTAACTAATAGTTTATACGTGATCCGTGCTGATATTAATCTTGATGATTTAATAGGTAGCTCAGGTCGCCCAACTGCTAATCCTCCAAACAACACATATTGGTTAAATACAACTACAACTGATTGGGGCATGTATGAATGGAATGCAACCCTACAGTCATTTGTATCAATAACACCAATCGTTATTACAGACAGTACATTAATAGTTGCTGGAATTCCAGTTAGTACATTAGGTACTCCAGGTGATTATGCTGTAAACGCTATACCAGATTATACATATCCAAGCAATACTACTGCTGGTATGTTCTTTTACAAAGATGCTACTAATACTTGGTTAAGAGTAGGCGACCAAGACTGGTATGCTGAGGTTCCCACAATAGTAGGTACAAATGCTCCTTCTTCATTGACTGCAGGCAATACATTTACTATAGATATTGGCGGAGGTCCTGCTACTATTACTGTAGCATCACCAAATGATGTAGGTGCTGTTTCTACAGCAATCAATGCATTAGGCTGGGAATATCTATCAGCATCAGTCAACGCTGATGGTAAATTAGAGATTTTTAATAGTTCCCCAGCAATAGATGGTACTACTAACACTGTAGTTATAGCTGCTGGTTCCGGAACTGTTCTAACAGATTTAGGTATTACACCGGACACATACAATGCTCCAGCAGTATTCTTTGGTACTAATGCTCAACAACCATTATGGCAAACTGGGCAAAGTACTCCAAGACCAAGTGGATCAATATGGTTTGTAACATCAGTTACTGGTAGTGGCCTAAACACTGACATGAGTGTATTCAATTCTGTCACTAGTTCATGGGTTCCTAAAACTGTAAATACTTATACCAGTGATCAAACAGCAACTAACAGTCTTGATGCAACAGGTGGACAAGCAATTCCTGCTGACACAATATATGGTCAAATTCCTCCGATTTCAGAAAGCGGATACAGGTACTATAAACGCATAGCCACTGGTCCTACAGTGGTGACTGGTGATAATACTTCTCCAGATTTTACAGCTGGTCCATATACTGCGTTAGTAAGAGTTAGCGTTCCAGGTGTTATAACTTTAACAGAGCCATATACAATTACACTTGCTGATAATTCAGATGCAGAAGATTTTCAAACAGCATGGTATGCTGCTGGCATACCTTATACTGAGTGTAATGTATTAGATAGCGGTGCTATACAACTTGTTCACACAGAAGGTGGTCAAATTATTCTAAATGATGCCGATAGTGATGGTGTCAGCACAGGTTTCTTTATAGAAGCAGGCTTTACTCCGGAAGAAGTTCTTGGTTGTAAATATGGAATTTATAATACTGTAGACTTTGAAGCAGGTCAAGTCGCAGCTACAGGATCAGGCACTGGTTTAGAATTAACTGTAAGATTAACATATGGTTATTATGCAGTAATATCGATTGATGACGGTGGTACAGGTCATGCTGTAGGGGACATTGTTACATTCGCAG